TGAAGGAATTGATGGAGAAAAGATTTTTACGGGAGTCATTGATCATTGGGAAAATGAAGTAGAAGGATTAAAAAGAGATAGCGATGCTTTAAATGAATATTACAGACAATTTCCAAGGTCTGAAAAACACGCTTTTAGAGATGAAACAGTTAATTCATTATTTAATCTAACTAAAATATACGAGCAAATAGATTTTAACGAAGAGATGGCTATTAAAGGTTATGTTGTTCGTGGAACTTTTGCTTGGCAAAATGGTATAAAAGATACTAAAGTTATATGGGTACCTACTAAAAACGGTAGATTTAGAATATCATGGATACCACCAGATAACATACAAAACAATATAATTACAAAAAATGGTATTAAATATCCTGGCAATGATGGCCTCGGAGCCTTTGGGTGCGATAGTTATGATATCAGCGGTACTGTTGGCGGCCGTGGGTCTAATGGTGCTCTTCACGGATTAACTACTTTTTCTATGGTAAATGATGTGCCTAATACTAAGTTTTTCTTAGAATATATAGCACGACCACAGACAGCAGAAATATTTTTTGAAGAAGTATTAATGGCATTAGTTTTTTATGGCATGCCGATACTTGCAGAAAATAACAAACCAAGATTACTATATCATTTAAAAAGAAGAGGTTATAGAGGCTATTCAATGAATAGACCTGATAAACTCTTAGGTAATTTATCTAAAACAGAAATAGAATTAGGAGGTATACCAAATACATCTGAAGATATAAAACAAGCTCATGCCGCTGCTATTGAGTCTTACATAGAGGATTATGTAGGACGTAAAGAAGAAAATCATGGTAATATGTATTTTCAAAAAACATTAGAAGACTGGGCACGTTTTGATATATCTCGAAGAACATCTCATGATGCATCCATAAGTAGTGGACTAGCAGTAATGGCATGTAGAAAACATATGTATAGACCAAACATGCAAAGAACAACAAAAAAAATAGATTTTCGTTTTGCTAAATATAAAAACGATGGATCAATGAGTAAGATAATACAATAAATATGGCAATAACAACAGGACAACTTCCTACACAATTTCCGAGTCAAGCTGTCTCAGATGAAGAAAAAATGTCTTCTGAATATGGTCTATCGGTTGGAAGAGCTATTGAACAAGAGTGGTTTAATAGAGATAATAACCCAGGCATGTATTATCAAGTAAGCGAAGAGTTTAATAGACTCAGATTATATGCAAGAGGTGAACAATCTATTAAAAAATATAAAGATGAATTTGCTACAAATGGTGATTTATCTTATTTAAATTTAGACTGGAAACCTGTACCTATAATACCTAAGTTTGTAGACATAGTTGTTAACGGTATGCAAGATAGACTTTTTGATATTAAAGCTTTTGCACAAGATCCTGTAGCTACAGATAAAAGAACTAAATATGTTCAAAAAGTTGAAAGAGATATAAATTCAACTGAAATATTAGATCAAATTGAAAATGAACTAGGAGTTAATGCACGTAATGTTCCAAAAAATGAATTACCTGGAAGTGTAGAAGAGTTAGAATTATACATGCAACTTACTTACAAGCAAGGTATAGAAATAGCTGAAGAACAAGCTATTAATAATGTTTTTTTAACTAATAAATATCCAGAATTAAAAAAACGTGTAGATTATGATTTAGCTGTTTTAGGTATAGGTGCTGTTAAAAATACATTTAACAATACAGATGGTATAAAATTAGACTACGTAGATCCAGCTAATTTAGTTTGGTCTTACACTGAAGATCCTAATTTTCAAGATTGTTATTATTTTGGTGAAATAAAAAGAATAACAGTTAATGAACTTAAAAAACAATTTCCAAATTTACCAAATGAAGAAATAGCGGAGTTTGTTAAAAAAGGTTCTAACTGGACTAATTATAATAAAGATCACTTTAATACTAATAGAAACAGTGAAATAGACAACAATAATACATTAACAGTATTATATTTTAATTGGAAAACTTGGGAAAATAATGTTTATAAGATTAAAGAAACATCCACAGGAGCTGAAAAAGCTATATTAAAAGACGATCAATTTAATCCGCCTCAAGATAAAAGAACAAGATTTGAAAGAGTAGCACAAGCTAGAGAGGTAATATATGAAGGAGCTTATATATTAGGTAGTAATATTTTGCTTGAATGGAAAAAAGCTACAAATATGATAAGACCTAGTTCTAATACTAACAAAGTATTAATGAACTATACTGTATCAGCTCCAAGAATATATAAGGGTTGTATTACATCTCTTGTTTCTAAAATGACACCTTATGCTGATTTAATACAATTAACACATTTAAAACTACAACAAACTATTCAACGAATGATCCCATCAGGTGTATTCTTAGATGCGGATGGTATTGCAGAAGTTGATTTAGGTAATGGTACAAATTATAATGCTCAAGAAGCATTAAACATGTATTTTCAAACAGGTTCTATTATAGGTAGATCATTAACTGTTGAAGGAGATCAAAATCCAGGTAAAGTACCAATACAAGAATTACCAGGAACTCAAGGTAGTCAAATACAAATACTAATAACAGCATATAATCAGTATATACAAATGATTAGAGATATAACTGGTTTAAATGAAGCTAGAGATGGCTCTGATCCAGATCCAAACGCTTTAGTTGGTGTTCAAAAGCTTGCGGCTGCAAATAGTAATACAGCTACAAGACACTTATTATCGTCTAGTATGTATATAACTTTATCTCTTGCTGAAGCTATATGCTTAAGGTTTAAAGATGTATTAGAATTTCACCCTACAAAAAAAGCATTTATAGGTGCTTTAGGTAAATTTAGTGTTGCTTCTTTAGAAGAAATGAAAAACATGCACTTACATGATTTTGGTATATTTTTAGAACTTATGCCTGATGAAGAAGAAAAATCTTTATTAGAAGCTAATATACAAGCTGCATTATCAAGAGATAGTATTAATTTAGAAGATGCTATTGATATAAGAGAAGTTAAAAATTTAAAATTAGCTAATCAATTGTTAAAGTTAAGAAGAAAACAAAAACAACAAATAGATCAACAACAAGCTCAAGCAGCTAGCGTTGCTCAAGCTGAAGCTCAAGGTGCTGCTCAAATACAAATAGAAGAAGCAAAAGCGCAAGCAGAGCAAATTAAAACAGAATCTAAAATACAATATAGAAGTGCTGATATTGAGTTTGAAATTAAAAAATTAGAAGTAGAAGCTAGAACAAAAAGAGATTTAATGCAGTTTGAGTATGATTTAAATGTTAAATTAAAAGCATTAGAATTGCAAGCTCAAAAAGAACTAGTTGATAAACAAAGTCAAACTCAAAAAGATGTTGCGGCAATGAAAACGTCAACATCAAGTTTATCTGGTCCACCACAAACTGGTAAACCAGCAAAATCATTTGAGTCAAAAGGTAATGACGTGCTAGGTGGTATTGACTTATCAAGATTTGAACCTAAGTAAAAATTAAATTATTTTATTATATATTATTATGGAAGAACAAGAAAAAGTACAAGTTAAGGTTGTTGCAGACGATAGTCCAGCACCTACAAAACAAGAACAAGAAGCTGCTGTATTAGATCAAGCAGTAGAAACTGGGGAAGTTGCATCTGAATATGGCTTACAAGACGATGGTGTTTATAAAGTCAATTTAGATAAACCTCCTGTACGAAAAGAAGAAAAAGATGCCATACCAAGGGAAACAACTGATAGCCTGCAAGATACAGGAGAAAAAGGACCTGAAAGCGGGGAGAAGCCCAAAGTGGCATTGCGGGGACAGTCCGATGAGGAAAATAAAACCCTTGAAACCAAGGAACAAGTATTAAAAGAAAACGATTCACCTTTAGAATTAATTAAAGAAGATGAAGAAATTGTTGTTAAAGAAGAAAAATCTATAACAACAGAGCAAAAAGAAGAAGTCAAGGAAGCTGAAAAACAAATGCTTCCTGAAAACGTAGAAAAGTTAGTTACATTTATGGAAGAGACTGGTGGTTCTTTAGAAGATTATGTTAATCTAAATAGAGACATTAGTAAATACGACAATGTAACGCTTATGCGTGAATATTATAAAAACACAAAACCTCATTTAAACCAAGATGACGTTGAGTTTTTACTCAATAAAAATTTTAGTTATGATGAAGAGGCGGATGATCCGTCAGAAGTTAAAGCTAAACAATTAGCTTTTAAAGAAGAGTTATTTAATGCTCAAAACCACTTTACTACAAGTAAGGAAAAATACTATGCTGATCTTAAGTTAAGAAAGCAAAATGAAGTTGCTCCTGAATATAAAGAGGCTTATGATTATTATAATAACCACAAGCAATTACAAGAAGAAAGTGAGAAATTAC